CAAATGGGTGTTACCGAATGGAATAAGGGTAACATTAAGCTTGAGAACGGATCTGAAATCCTTGCCTCGGCTACCTCATCTTCTGCTATTCGTGGTACTTCACAGAACATGGTATATCTCGACGAGTTTGTGTTCGTTCCGACCAACATTCAAGACGAGTTCTTCGCTTCGGTATATCCTACCATTTCATCCGGTCAAAGTTCGAAGGTTCTCGTGACTTCGACGCCGAACGGCATGAACATGTTTTACCGCATTTGGACAGAGTCTGAAGAGGGTAGAAATGCTTATGCTCGTGTCGACGTTCACTGGTCACAGATTCCTGGCCGTGACGAAGCATGGAGAGAACAGACGATCAGTAACACGTCTGAAGAACAGTTCAGACAAGAATATGAGTGTGAGTTCCTTGGATCTTCGAACACTCTGATCCATCCTACCAAACTTCGTAACATGGTCTATAAGCATCCGATTGCACAAGCAGACGGCGGACTCAAGATCTATGAAGAGCCAGAACCAGATACAATCTATGCTATCGTAGTTGATACATCTCGAGGAGCAGGAGCTGACTATTCTGCTTTCATTGTCGTCAACGTATCGACGATGCCTTATCGACAAGTGGCCACATATCGAAACAACTTGATATCGCCGATGATCTATCCTAACATCATCTATAATGCGGCTATCAAATATAACGATGCTCTTGTTCTTGTCGAAACAAACGATATTGGTCAGCAGGTAGCTGACATCTTGCACTACGATCTTGAGTATGACGGTGTGCTCGTGACTGCAAATAACGGCAGAACAGGGCAAAGTCTATCAGGTGGTTTTGCTACTACCACTCACTACGGCGTCAAGACTACTAAGCAAGTAAAACGAGTTGGCTGTGCCACACTCAAGACTCTTGTTGAATCTGATAAGTTCTTGATCTATGATTATGACACTATCTATGAGTTGACTCGCTTCTCGCTCAAGAACAGTCTAAAGGGTAACCAGTCATACGAAGCAGAAGACGGTAACGATGACATGGCAATGTGTTGTGTTCTCTTTGCTTGGTTGACTACTCAACCTTACCTCAAAGAAATTACGAATGTTGATATTCGTATGCAGATCTATGAGCAGAATGAGAAGATGCTCGAGCAACAGATGCTACCATTTGGACTGATGAGTACAGGCGATGATGCACATGACGAAGAAGTAAACGAACCACTCTTCGACGGTGGACCAAAAGACGATTTCTGGGTTGCCAAGAAGATGGGATTCTTTGAAGGAAACTTTTGATATGAAAGATGAATACGGACTTAATCTCAGAAAATTAATTAAACCCATGAAGTATGCGCTGAATAATCCTGGGAAAGCTTTAATTTTTATTTTACAAGTAGTACGTCATGGCAGTGGACCTTCTTTAAAATATACGTATAAAAAGATGCTCGAAACTCGGACGGGTGGAGAGATGGCATATAAGTCTGAAGAAATATCAGAATATTTGCCTGGTCTTGTGGATAGACCTGAAAAATCTGTTGGTAAAGCAGCAGCTGATTGTTTTCAACATCATCGATTAGCTATTGTAGCAATGAGTAGAAAAAATGCTGCTGATCAATGGATTGAAGCTAAACATCCTTACAGTTGGATGGCGAGAAGATATCGTGATACTCATGACATATGGCACATTTTAACAGATTATCCTACAACCGCAGAAGGAGAAATGTGCATGATCATGTTTTCTTATGCACAAACACGCTCGCTTGCATGGTTAGTAATTAGTTTAAGTATCTTATTCACACTTTTGATAAGACATCCTTCTGAAGCTTTTACTCGAATTCGAATGGTGTATGAAGCGTATCGAAATGGCAAAAGGGCTAAGTTTCTATTAGCCGAAAATTATGATGAACTACTATCTGAAAATTTAGATTCTGCTAGGGAAAGACTAAACATCCGCTTACCGAAAGCCTTTGTTAACAGATCTCCTAATTTTTTGAAGTTATAAATAAAGCAAATGCAACTTATATGACTAACCTTTAAAGGGAGATAACAATGGCGTTTCAAGTCAGCCCGGGAATTAACGTTTCTGAAATTGATCTTACAACAACTGTTCCGGCACTTGCGACTACGGTCGGTGGTTTCGGCGGTGTATTTCGTTGGGGACCAGTAGGAAAGTTTGTTCTTGTAGATTCAGAAAATACACTCACAAATCGTTTTGGTAAGCCGACGTCGGATAACTACGAAACGTTCTTCACAGCAGCCAACTTCCTTTCATACGGAAACGCAATGTATGTGTCGCGTGCAGGAACTACAACAGGTTTTGCTAACAGCTCAACTCTTACTCTTGACTCAGACACAACGATTGCTGCCAACGGTAATGCTCTTGGTCTTACTGCTGGTCTTCGTGTACACGGTGACGGCATTGCTGATGACACATTTGTAACAGCGGTATCAAACAGCTCGATCACTATCTCGAAAGCTGCTACTGCAAGCGCTTCCGCTCTGATTTCATTCATTGCAAACAATCGTGTCCTATCTGCTTACGCTGGTAATACAGCTACAGTAGTGACATCAAGTGTAGTAGTAAAGAATTCAGAAGATTTCGAAAACCTAAATGCAAACGCCAGCAACTTCACAGGAACCGAGTTCATCGCTCGTTATCCTGGTGCGCTCGGCAACTCGCTAAAGGTTTCGATGTGCGACAGCGCAGCTCAGTATGCTGAGACAGTTACATTTGAAACTAACACCACTTACGGTTCAACAACAGCAAACACTTATGCTCTTGCAGATCTTACAAGCGCTACGATGTCGATCGCTGTAGGTAGCAACACTGCTAACGTTGTTTTCGTATGGTCAGGCGACGATTTCGCCGATCGTGTAGCTGCTTCTGCTGGTGCTCGAGTAGTTGGATCAAACGGTGTATCAACTAACTTCATCTCGCTTGCAACCGCAAATACGCTGTTCACAAACGGTGATGCAGTATGGTATGCAAGAGGTGCAGCAAACAGTGTAAACAGTATTCAGGGTCTATCTGAAGGCACAACATACTTTGTTGTTGCAGCTAATACTACTGGTCTTTCACTGTCACTCACTTCTGGTGGTTCAGCAGTTGCTATCTCGAACGGCGCAGCTAACACAGACGTATATCTTACTAAGCAATCTGCAACAGACCTTGGTCTTACACTTGCACAAGCACGCCTTGCGGTTACAGCAATTCGCGATAAGATTTCTGTAGGCGACTACGTAGAAGTTGGTAATACCGATATCGGCAAGCAGAACATGAAGGTTGCTTCGAAGGGCGCTCAAGCTGACGATGGTACGAACATCTTCTTCAATATCGGTTTCGATACCACATGGAACAAGTCGACTAACTTCAGCGGTACTTCATTGAAGCGTCAATGGGAATACTTCAACGTTGTCGAGTCTGCTCCTGGTGTATCTTCATCGATGACAAACGCAGGTCGCACTGTTACTGACGAAGTTTCAGTTGTTGTAGTTGACGAAGACGGTCTGATCAGCGGAACACCTGGTCAAGTTCTTGAAATCTACCAAAACCTTTCGCGTGCAACAGATGCCAAGAAAGATGACGGTACGACTAACTACTATAAGACTGCAATCAACGACTTCTCACGGTGGGTTTGGGCAACAAAAGACAGAACAGGAGCTGCTTCAGCTACTCTTATAAATCTTGCTGAATCGACCAACACAACGACATATACAACGTCGTTTGTTCGCGGTGCAGATGGCGCGACAGAAAGTACAGTATCGATGGCCGCGCTTGGTGCTGCATATGATCTCTTTGCAGATGCAAGCACAGTAGATATTTCTCTACTTCTTCAAGGTAAAGCAATTGGTACTAACGACGTCCAGCTAGCTAACTATCTGATCGACAACATTGCAGAAGTTCGTAAGGACTGCGTAGTGTTCGTTTCTCCAGCATACTCTGATGTTGTTGGTGTGAACACAGAAAATGTTCAAGCACAGAACATCGTAGATTTCAGACGTCTTCTACGTAACACTTCATACGCTTTCATGGATTCTGGTTACAAGTATCAATACGACAAGTATGCGGACGTATATCGTTATATCCCACTAAACGGAGATATGGCGGGTATTACTGCACGTAGCGATAGCGTAAGAGATCCTTGGTTCTCACCAGCTGGCTTCGCACGTGGTCAAGTAAAGAACCTCGTAAAACTTGCTTTCAGCCCAAGCAAACCTGAAAGAGATCTTCTGTATAAGAATGATGTCAATCCAGTGGTTACATTCCCCGGTCAAGGCACAATCCTTTACGGAGACAAAACTCTTCTAGGTCGTACAAGCGCATTCGATCGTATTAACGTACGTCGCTTGTTTATCGTTCTTGAAAAGGCAATTGCTACAGCGTCGAACTCTACTCTGTTTGAATTCAACGACGAATTTACAAGATCGCAGTTCAGAAACCTTGTAGAACCTTATCTACGTGACGTTCAAGGACGTCGTGGAATTATTGACTTCCGCGTGGTTTGTGACGAGACGAATAACACTGCTGAAATAATCGACAGCAACCGCTTCGTTGGAGACATCTACATCAAGCCTGCTAAGTCGATCAACTTCATTCAGCTAAACTTCGTCGCCGTAAGATCTGGTGTCGAGTTCAACGAAATCGCTGGCCAGTTCTAATAAATAAGATAAACCTAGGAGGAAAGTAAATGGCTTTTAATATCAATGAAATGAGAAGCCAACTAACTTACGGCGGTGCAAGACAAAACCTGTTCCAAGTGGATATTTTTAATCCTGCGAACAGTTCTGGAGATGCTAAAACCCGATTCATGTGTCAGGCAGCTCAGCTGCCTGGCTCTGATCTTGGAGTCATTCCAGTGTTTTACTTCGGTCGTCAAATGAAGTTAGCTGGTGACAGAACGTTCGCCGAATGGACAGTAACAATCATCAACGATGAAGACTTCCTGATCCGTAACGCAATGGAAGAATGGTCGAATAGAATCAATCGTCTGCAACGCAACGTCAGAGAAATTGGCCCTGGATACAAGTCACAGGCGACAGTTACTCAGTTTGGTAAAGACGGTTCGAAGATCCGTACTTATGATTTCAACGGAATCTTCCCAAGTAATATCAGCCCGATCGAGCTCGA